CAGCACAAGTACAAAGTGTTTACGTGAATAATTTAGGCAATCCGTTGTTTGATGTTGACGGCGTTTTGTGGCTATCGTTAACATATGAAGGGAATAATGTTTACTATACCTTCTTGGAAAACTTAACGGGTATGGACAGAACAACAAACACAACAATTACCAATACTGAAACATTGGAAGTAGTAGAAATTTTAGTAACGCAATACGCTTAATTATGATAGCCGATATAATAAAATTACTGCAATCAAATCCATTTTATGGATCGGGAAAATTTACCGAGATTGCAAAAGGACAAAACGAAATTGATAATTACTTTAGAAAAATATATAGACGATGCCAATTGAAAAAATAATTAACGTAGTTGTTAAAGAAACTGGATTAGATACTGTACAAAAACAAGTAAATAAACTCGATTCATCTTTAGAAAACCTATCTGATACACAGGAAGGTTTAGCTAAATCTATGCAAGGTTCTAGTAATTCCGTTTTAGAAAATGGCGGGGCTATGGGATTGCTTAACGATGCAACGGGTGGACTTGCTATGACTGTTAAAGATGCGGTTGAAGCTTCGGTTTTGTTTACTAAATCACAAAAAGCCGCAGCGATTGGACAGGCTTTTTATACTACAGTTGTAGGCACGTCTACTGGGGCAATGAAATTATTTAGAATTGCTTTGGTGTCAACAGGGATAGGTGCAATTATAGTAGGGTTAGGTTTGCTTATTGCAAATTTTGATAAGGTTAAAAAAGTAGTTTTAAACCTTGTTCCTGGACTTGCTGTTATTGGGGATTTATTCACATCATTAGTTCAAACGGTTACAGACTTTGTAGGAGTTACCTCGGACGCTTCACGTGAATTGGATAGGTTAGGACAAGAAGCAGAAACAACTTTGGCAAAAAATAAATTTGCCTTAGATGCTTATGGCGATACCTACGACCAATACACTAAACGAAAAATTGAAGCTAATTCAAAATATGCTCAACACGTAAAAGACATTAACGAAGATGAAACATTAAGCGAAAAACAAAAACTTGAAAGATTAAAAATACTTCGTGAAACTGCAAATCGTGAAATAGACAAAGCGGAACAAGATAGGATTGACGAACGAAATAAAAAAGCAAAAGACGCACAAGACAAACTTGATGAAGCAAATAAAGCAGCAGCAGAAAAAGCAAAACAAGCAAAACAAAAAGCCGATGAAGATGCTAAGAAAGCATTAGAAGAAAAAATAAAGTCGGACGCTCAAAAATCATTTGAATTAAACGAACAGTCTAAACAAGATGCGGCAGATGTAGCAGCTTTTTTTGATGGAGAAAAAGAAAAAGCAAACGAAAAAGAAGCGGAACAATCAAGATTGAAGTTCGAAAGAATGCAATATGATGCAGACGAAGAGCAGCGAATTAACCAAAAGAAAATTGATGATAAGATAAAACAAGAACAGTCTTTACAAAGTAGTTTGACTTTTTTAGCGGAAAGCACCGCATCAATATTCGACAATTTAGAATCGTTAGGACTTAAAAAATCAAAAGCAGCTGTAACAATAAGAAAAGGAATTGCATTAGCTCAAATAGCAGCAGACACAGGAAAGGCTTTTTCTAGTGCGGTACCTATGGCAATTGATGCAGGAAAAGGCGCGGCCTCGGTTGGTGGACCATTCGCGGGAGTATTGGGCGCAATTGCAACAGCGGCAAGTTATGCGGGGTCAGTCGCAATGATTACGTCAAATGTTGCTAGAGCAAAAAGCCTGTTAAGCGGAGGCGGTGGATCAGGAGGCGGCTCAACAGGCGGACCTGGCGGAGGTTCAATGCCCAGCGCACCATCATTCAATTTAGTACAAGGCACAAACTCAAATCAAATAGCACAATCAATAAATACACAGCAACCTATTGAAGCTTTTGTAGTTTCCAAAAATGTTTCAACAAGTCAAGAATTGGACAGGAATATTATAAAGAGTGCAAGTTTATAACAATAGTAACATAATTTAGTTTAATTATAAATAACATTAATTATGAAAGTAGAAGAAATAAAATTAGCGTTTGAAAGTAATATGCAATTTGCAACAGTTGATAGCTTAAAAACAAGTTTACAAGGAGTAAGCTCAAAAGCTATGATTGGACAAGGATTAGTTCAAAAAGGAAGGGCAGAATATATAGCCGCAAGAAACGACCTTACTTCTTTAATAAAAGAAATATTTGTGACAAAAACAAAAGCTAAAGATATAGGAGCTACCGCAACAGAACAAGACCTTGTTAAAATGCAATCACAAGCGGAAAAAACTTTAAAGGAATATGAAAGTGTTATTAAGAAATTATTTTAATGAAAACCTACCAAGCGAAATATGACCCATTAAAAAATAAAGGAGTTTATGCAATTTCCTTTGTTTTGAATCCAGCAATGGAAGGGTTATTTATAGCGATGTCAAAAGAGGAACAAGCTATCGAATTTAAAACAGTTGACGAAGAACAAAGGATTGTTGCTGGTTTAGTTTTGGAACCTTTAAAAGACATTTATAGGAATCAAAACGGGGAAGAGTTTACGATTCGTTTTGATGCCGACACAATCAAAAATCTTTGCTATGACTTTACAAAAAATCAAAGTAATTCCAATTCAACAATTGAACACGACATAGAGCAAAAAATAAAAGGCGTTACGTTTGTTGAGAATTGGTTGGTAAGAGATGAAAAAATGGACACGTCTTTAGCTTTAGGTTTTAATGCAAAAAAGGATAGTTGGGTATCAGTTTGTAAAATAGACAATGACGAGATTTGGAGAGATTACGTAAAGACAGGAAAGGTGCAAGGATTTTCAATCGATGCAATGTTATCGTTAGAGGAAGTAAATTTAAAATCAACTATAGAAATGAGTAATACAAACAGTTTATTAGAGAAAATTCTCTTAGCACTTACTCCAACAAAGCAAGCCGAAATAAAACTTGGTTCAATGATGCTTGCGGACGGAAGTGTTAAAATTGAATTTGAAGGCGAAGAAATGAAAGTAGGCGACGCTATTTGGGTAGTCGCAGAAGATGGTACAAAAGTACCTGTACCGGTTGGAGAGCATCCATTGGAAGATGGTACTATTTTAATCGTAACGGTTGAAGGAGTTGTTGGAGAAATTAAACCAGCGGAAGCACCAGCGGAAGAAACGCCAGCGCCAGCAGTTGAAGCAGGTGAAGATGGAAAAGTATCAAACGACGCTAAAATTGCAAGCGAAATCGAAAGCGCAATTAAATCAATTTTGATTAAATACACAGCACAGGAAACCAAGATTTCAGAGTTAGAAACATTGGTAGCTGAATTGTCAAAACAACCAGCAAGTAAACCAATTAATGGCACTCCGATACAGGTTGATTTTTCAAAAATGACACCAAAAGAAAGAATTTTAAACACAATAAATAAACACAAAAATTAATTATGGCAACTACAGTAACAGTAACTTCCAACTATGCAGGCAAAGAAGCTGGCGAAATAGTTGGACAAGCATTTAAAGAAGCAGACACAATCGCAAAAGGATTTGTGACAGTATTTCCAAACGTAAATTATAAATTGAATTTGCGTAAAATTGTATTAACAGGCGGAAAAAGGGAATACACTTGTGGACACGTTCCAGCAGGGTCAATTGTACTTTCTGAAAAAGTCCTAGAACCTAAAAAATTCAAAGATGATTTCGAAATTTGTAAAGAAGATTTCAGAGCGCAATGGAGTGAAGAAACGATGGGGGCAAGCGCACACAATGATAATGCACCAAAAGACATTATGGATGCTATCCTTGTTGAAAAATTAGGACAAACAGCCGAAGAGTTGGACGATAATATTTGGAATGGTGACGGAACAAACGCAGATGAATTCGACGGTTTTTTAAAATTGTTCTTAGCTGACGCAACGGTTGTTGACGTTGATTTGACAAGCCCAGTTACTGAGGCTAATATCGAGGCTAATTTAAAATTAGCGTTGGCAGCTATCCCAGTTGAACTAAGACGTAAATCTTTAAAAATTGGAGTTTCTTCTGATATTTTTCAAATCTATACTTTCTTTTTGATTTCAAAGGGATTGGCAAATGGATTGGGCGGAGACGCAAACACAGGAATGAAAATTGGTAAATATACCTTAGAAGAAATCAATGGATTGCCAGCCGAAACAATTGTAATTGCAGAGCCGAAACAATTGATTTTTGGAACTGGATTGTTGGCAGACCACAACGAGGTTAGACTTGTTGACCAAGATGATGCGTTGTTGAATGGTAAAATCATTGGTACAATGGTTTATAATGCTGGCGTTCAGTATTACAACGGTGCTGAAATCGTTTGGGCAAGACCTATCGTATAGTTAAATTAGAAACAAAGGGGAGTTAGTTCTCCCTTTAAATAATACATAATAAATTATGGCTTGTGATTTAACAGCAGGAAGGGTAAAAGCTTGTAAACAGGGGTTGGGAGGTTTGGGTAAACTTTATCTTTTTAATTTTGTAGAAGATCCGTTTACTTATGCAGCAGGAATAGCAACAGCAATAAATCCTTTGCTTACAACCGTATTTGAATACGAATTAGAAGGGGATGGAAACAATGTTTCAGAATCTTTGGTTCCTGATAGAAACACAGGGGCATCGGTTAATACTCAAACAAGTACTTTCGTATTGAAAAAAATTGATGCGGTGACTTCTGCTCAAATGAATTTGCTTGCTTATGGGTTTCCTATGGCAGTAGCAAAAGACAGAAACGGAATTTATCACGCTATCGGAATTGATGATGGTATTGATTTTACAGTAGTTCAATCTACGGGCGGAGCTAAAACAGAATTGAATGGATACACTTTGACAGGCGTATCAACAACAGGAAGTTTATCGCCTAAATTAGATACGGCAACTATTGTAGCATTTTTGGCTTTGGTTTAGATATTTTTTGATTAGTAATTTTTTAAAACCCTATTTGTAACAAAATAGGGTTTTATTTGTTTAATAGTATGATAGTTTTATTACCAACAAATACAACACATGAATTTAATTTTATCCCTAGATTTATTCCTAGCGATGAATTGACTTTAGAATTGTACGATGAAACTTTACAAAATACCGAAACAATTGATAATACAAGTTCTTATTTAAATGGATTAGCAACTATTACATTCGATTTAGAATGTACAGAAAATCAAAAGTTTCAAGTTAAAATTTTACAAGGTGCGGATGTTATTTACCGTGATAAAATATTTGTAACATCACAAAATACGCAGGAATTTAAAGCAACAAAAGACCATTACTATTATGAGTAACGATATAAGATTATTACAATTAAGCAATTATGTACGACCAAAATTAGAAGAAAATAAATCTAAGAATTGGGTTTTGAATGGTAGGCAAAATTCGTTTTATCAATACATAATCGACCGATTTAATGGTAGTCCAACTAACGCAGCTATTATAGACAGTTATTCTAATTTAATATACGGTAACGGTTTGCGTTCAAAAAATAATAATACAAGTGCGTGGATTAATTTTGTATCAATTCTAAGACCAAAAGAAGTTCGAAAAATAGTTTCAGATTTTGAATTGTTTGGAGAAGCATCGTTTCAAGTTATCAAAGCAAAAGACCGTAAAAAATTAGGTGCAATTTATCACATACCTAAACAGCAAATTGTACCGTCTTTAGAAAACGAAGAAGGTATAATTGAGGGGTATTGGCATTCTAAAGATTGGAGCAACATAAATAAATATCCACCTGTTTACTATCCTGCATTTGGCACATCAAAAGAAGAAATTGAAATCTATTGTATCAAACCATACAAAGCAGGAAAAAACTATTTCAGTGATCCTGATTATTTAAGTGCGTTACCTTATGCCGAAATGGAAGAGGAATTGGCAAACTTTTATATTAATTCAATCAAAAAAGGATTAAGCGCAGGGTATATAATTCAAGTTCCAGATGGAGGAACAAAAAGCGAAGAAGAAAAAGATGATTTTGAAAAAAAGATAAAATCAAAAGTTGCTGGATCGCCAAATGCAATGAGTTTTATCTTAGATTTTTACGGAGGTGATAAACCTATAACCGTTGTTGAGTTTCCTGTAAACGATGCTCAGCACAAACAATGGGAATATCTAACAGGGGAAAGCCGTCAACAAATAATGACAGGACATAAAGTAGTAAGTCCTAAGTTATTCGGGATTATGTCAGATGGGGGTTTTGGAAATAATGCCAATGAACTTGACGAAGCCGAAGCACAATTAATGAAACGCGTTATACAACCTAAGCAAACACCAATAACAGAGGCTTTTGAAGAAGTTATTAATTTTTACGGTATTATATTAGATTTATACTTTGCACCGTTAACAGAGCCTAAAACAGTTCAGTTGTCAGAGCAAAAAAAAAAGATTGATTTAAGTGAGTTTGGAGAAGATGAAAACTTAGATGAATACGAATTAATCGAAGTTAAAACAGTTGATTATGAAGAAGAAAAACGTTTAGGATTACTTGAATTGTCCACAGGAACAGCTAAACCATTGCAAAAGTCACGTTATGACTTATTCGATACTATTACACGCTATCGTTATGCAGGTGATACAACAGGTGAACGCACTTTTTGCAAAGACATGTTATCCGTTAAGAAGATATATCGAATAGAAGACATAGAAGCAATGAGTAGTCAACCGGTAAATAGTGGTTTTGGACCAGAAGGCGCAAGTACTTATGATATTTTAAAGTATAAAGGCGGTGTAAATTGTCATCATTATTGGGAAAAATTGACTTATAAACGTAAAAATGAGAGTGTAAAAGTAGATCCAAAGTCACCGATTGCGATTGATAAAAGCAAAAAACAACCCGCTAAAGGATTGGCAGGAATAGAACCAATAAATATGCCGAATCGAGGCGCATTAAATTAAATAAAATGGCTGAATTACTATTTATTACACCAGCAGAAATGACATATTCCACTATTTTAAGTGGTAATACTGATACTGATAAGTATTTATTTTCTATTGCGGATGCTCAAATATCAGTTATTGAACCGTTATTGGGTTCAATATTGTATGATAAAATAAAAGTAGATGTTGAAAATGATGATTTAGCTGGTTTATATTTGGAAATGTATAATAATTTTGTAAAACCTATTACCAAAAATGAAGCGGTTGCAAAGTATATTGAAATAGCTTCTTATATGGTTGATAATTCAGGTATTCATAAACACACAGGGGATAAAATAGAGGTAGTTTCTAAAGACGAGTGCCAATATTTAGCAGGCACATATCATAATTTAGCACAAATGTACATTCAAAGATTCAATAAATGGATTTGTAAAAACCCATTAACGGAATATAAACAATGTCAAGATGAGGTTAATGCTCAAAAAGTAAAAGTTTCTTTTGGATGGAAATTGTAAGTGGATATAATAGAAAATGTAAAGATAGCGTTGGGGGATTACGTAAGGTTTGGTTGTGTAAATATGTTAAATATTCACTAAGCCAAATAATAACAGACGGCAATATTTTAGTTTCGTTTCCTGATACTTTTATTTATTCTTTTCATAGTGTTGAAGCCTCAAATGCTTCTGAATCGATGGAACAAATAGATGGCGGAAAGTTTTTTAATCAAAGTATTTCATTAGCTTTTCAGGGAGCAGATCCGAAAGAAATTGAGTTGTTGCAAAATATAGATTTCCGAATTTTATATTTAGATAATAACGGAATTTATAAAATATTTGGATTGCGCAACGGGATGGAATCCGGAACAATAACTTATGAAACAGGAAGTTCGAAAGCAAGTTTGAACGGTTTTAAAATAACTTTTACAGGAAAAGAAAAAGAAGAAGCTGTCTTTGTGGAAGATTTAGAAACGGTTGGATTTATTGAAGAAGGCGTAACTCCAGATCACTTTTTGCTATTTCAAAACGGAGACTTTTTTATGTTAGAAAATAACGACAATTTAATTTTACAAAATGGCTAATAGAAAAGTAACTCAACTAACTGAATTAACATCTTTCGAAGATGGTGACATAGGGTATGTTGTAGATGTATCAGACTTGCTGGAAAGCCCTCAGGGAACAAGTAAGCATTTTAAACTATCGACTCTTTGGGATTACATACGCGGAAAGTCTGACGCAAGATATTCTTTAAAAGTACCTAAAATAGAATTTGAAGCCGATGGAGATGTGGCTATCTACGACATTGGAGTTGTTGCAGAAATAACCGCTGTTTTTTGGAACGGAGCGCTATTAAGAGACTCTGACTGGAATCAAACTGATACAGAATTTACACTAACATTCACGCCTGCAATTGGCGATATAATTAAACCTATTTAAAATGAAAAAAATACTTTTCTTACTATTATTTTCCGTATCGTTTTACGGACAAACATTACAAAATCCGACTTTTGGAATTGTAACGGAGAAAAATAACGCGAGTAATTCAACACCTGCCTATCTAGTAACTCAGGAAACCGACGGGGTGCACAAGAAAACACCCGCTTCACTCTTTGCTAAAACACAAGCAGTACAAGACAGTTTAGATAAAAAACTAAACATTTCAGATTTGCCGACTAATTTAACATTATACCCAACTACAACGGCAAGTGATGTAAGCGGCTACGTGGTAATGGTTACAGATATTCACGACGTAAGATATAACACAGTATCGGCCGATGTAAGCACTCCAACAATTACTACAACATCACAATTAGTATCACAAAGAATTTCAGATGCAGGAGTTTTAATCGGGCAACCCGGCGTTTTTAATATCACTACATTTGGAAATATTCGACATTTAAGCGGCTCAGGAACAGCAACATTTTACTTTGAAGTTTATCACAGAGACGCTGCTGGAGTTGAAACATTGATTTGCACTTCGAGTACTTCTAACCCTGTTACAGACGGCGGATACACTGAGTTTTCAGCCTCGGGAGTTTGGGACGACGGAGATTTTGCCGCAACCGATAGAATAGTAATTAAGAGTTACGCCAATAGAATTGTGGGAGGTTCCGACCCTGTTTATCAATTTCAATTTGGAGGAGCTACTCCCGTCCGTACTTTGCTACCTGTACCGTTTTCGGTTGTAGACGCGGGGTATGAAATGAAAACTAATAAAATCAATGCCTATGCAGTTGATGGCAGCGGTACAAAATACTATACAGCGGACTATATAAATTCAAAATTACCAACATCATACACTAAAATAGTTTATGTAAATGCAACTTCACCAAACACAGCGACGATATTTGATTTAAATAATCCACCTGTTACCAATGATAATGCTTTGAAATTAGACACGGCAAATCTTTACATAGGTACGGATGCTAGTACTTGGGTGTATAACGGTTCGACTTATGTAACTAAGACTGTGCCTGACATTTCAAATTTTGTTTTTAGTGGAACCACAACGGACGCAGGGAATGACAAGGTTTCAACTATTTACCGAGCGGGATCGATTCAAACAGGCGGAATACTACAATCGAATGAAGGTAATTTTGTTGTAAAGAATGGGTCTAATACAGCCAATTCGGGCGGGCGTTTTGCTTTTTACAATTCAGGATTTACCGTTAGTAGTATGCTTCAACTAAACGCCTCAAACGGTTTGGACTTATGGAATTATGCAAGCGGGGTTTGGACAAAAAGATTCACATTTTCTAGCGGTGGTAATTTATCACTGCTGACAGCACCTGTGACGAGTGCAGGGTCTTATCACGTTTTAACTAGAAATGACAGCACGGGGGAAGTTGAACAAATAACAGCGTCAAGCGGTGTGTCAGGAGCAAAAGTTTACAATGTAAAAGATTACGGAGCTCTAGGTGATGGGAGCACAGACGATACTTCAGCAATCCAAACGACTATAAACACGGCTTTTGCTGCAGGAGGTGGGGTTGTATATTTTCCAAATGGGATTTATATTATAGGTGGTAACCTTATAACTTCTTTAGATAGTGTAAATCCAAATTGTCAGTTATACATACCGTTAGTTTTAGAGTCTAATATTGGAACTGCTCCGGTAATTAAATTTTTAGGAGAAACACCTCCGAATTTTAATGTAAGCGGGTTAATAGCTTGGGCTGAAAATAATAAAGGTGTAGTTTTAAAATCAATAATAACGGGTTCAGGTACAAATCCTAGTGTTATAGGATCGAGCTATTCTACAACAACATTTGGTAATTTTAATTACACACAATTAGAAATAGAAAATATATCTATTAGGGTAAAGTCAAAATCTGGGGCTACGCATATTGCGCCTACAGTTGGAGGTATAAATGCGGGAAATATAGAATTATTTTCAGCTACTAATTTACGCATTGATTCTGAAAGTGAAAATTTTAACGGTGCACAACCTACTAATGTTGTGACAGGCATAATAATGCCTTATATAAACAATAACGCTTGGTCATACTTAAACAGAGTTTCTATTGAAAACATGAACATAGGTATTAGTGTTAGCGAGCATACTAATGGTCAAAATGTCGCTATATGGAGTTGCGTAAAAGGGTTAAACATAGAATCATCAAATCATCTTAGTTCATTTGACCATATACTAATTGCATGGTGTAACTATAACATATATGTACCAAATTCAGTATCGCCAATTCCCGTTTTAAAGATCAATAACTTTGTTATAGAAGATTATAACAATTCGTATGGCATAAAGTGGTATGTTAATACAAATGACATATATGACTCATCAGATTTATTGAGGGGTGAGGCTAAATTTTTAAAAGTAATTTCCAATGTAGGTAAAGTGAATAGTTTATCATGTGTAGGATCTAGAAACTTTAACAAATATAATCTATATAGACAAGGAGAGCGTTATGAGGTCATTGGGTCTACAGCAGAGGCTTCTACAACCGGACCTGGACTAAGTGGATTTTCAAATAACGCTATCTTAGAGGTGAACTCTGGAAACACCTCGTCCGTAGATGATGGATTCGCCAATCTGTATTTAACGCACACGCAAACTGGGGCTAATAGATTAGTGGGGAGATTATCTTTTATAAATTTGGGATCTACAATTTCAGATAAAAGACTGTCTCAGATATACACGACTACTGCTGCAAATAAAGAAACAGGTAAAATTTACATTACGGTAAATAATGGTACCTCGATGCAATCGGTGATAGCAATAGAGGGAGAGAGGGTGATATTAGATAAACCGTTAAAATTAAAGGGTTATACAGTAGCAACATTACCAACAGGGGTACAGGGAGACACTGCATTCGTAACAGATGCATTAACTCCGTCGTATTTAGTAACAATAGTAGGGGGCGGGTCAATTGTAACGCCTGTATTTTATAACGGCACGACGTGGGTGGCTCATTAATAATATACGCACAGGTTGTAATCATCGCAGCAGGAAACCAAACCGAGACAATAGGAGAAGTATTTCCTATTATGCAACAGGATTTAAAGGAAAAAGAAATATCTTTGGGAGTGCCTAATTTTGAGATACCTATTGAAAAACCAATAATAAAGAAAAAACTAAATTGGTGGCAAAAATTATTAAAATTATTAGGATTATGATTTGCCACTACATAAATAAATAACTTTAAATAAATAAATATGAAAAATTGGAAAACAACATTGGCCGGATTAGTAGCAGGATTGCCTTTTGCAATTGATGCAATCGTACAAGCTTATACAGCTGGATATTTTACCGATAAAACAGGATGGCAGTTATTCGGTGCAATTGCTGTAATTGTTATTACAAATCTTATGAAAGATTATAATGTAACAGGCGGAACAGTTCAGCAAAATATCATCGGAGGCTCAACACCACCACCAACCAAAGATGAAAAGTAAGCATTTAATATTATTCCTATTACTACCTTTGTCCGAGATAAAGAGCATTTTCTATAACTCGGATTTAAAGGTAGATTGGTTTTTATTTTCTGACCATAAACGATTTTTATGTAATGTTTTAGAAGATTATAGCAATATTGTAATTATAGGAATAATTTTGTACTTTTATCTTTTTACAAAACGAGATATAGTTAGTAGGCAAATAGTTTTCTTTCTGTTTATTTTAAACGGTTTAGATTTATTATTTTTGGGATTGATGGATAATCAACTATATTTATTAAAATTACCCTTATCCCTAATAATATATACCTATGCACTATGTAAGATACGTCTTTAGCGTTTTGAATTATATCGGCTATTGTTTCTGGAGTTTTTCAATTCTTAATTTTGCCGAGCAATTATTAAACGACAACTTTAATTTTAAAAATATCAATAGTTTTTTGTCAGCAATGGCCGCAATTGTAGCGTTAATATTTGCTATTTTTAAATTATTGGCTTACGTTCGGGATTCTAAAACAAGAAGTAAATTGCTTGAACAGGAATTAATAGCAAAGGAAAACGATAATTTTTATAAAAAATGGAATCACGAATTTGACGAGCATAAACACGATAATAATACGATATGACACTCCCGCAAAAATATAAAACACTATTCGAAAAATACGGAATTAACACACCGCTAAGAATTGCGCATTTTATGGCTCAAATTGAACACGAAAGCGGATTAAAACCGATTAGCGAGAATTTGAACTATAGTGCAATTGGTCTTTTAAAAACGTTTCCTAAATATTTTAAAAACAGCAAAGAAGCAAGCGTTTACTCAAATACTCCTGAAAAAATAGCTAATCGAGTTTATGCAAATCGTATGGGTAATGGTACATTTGAAAGCGGCGAAGGTTGGAAATATCGAGGTCGTGGATTTATTCAAATAACAGGAAAAGAAAATTATTTTAGATTAGCAAACGACACAGATTTAGATTGCTTGAAAAATCCTGATTTATTACTTGAAGAAGCTAATGCGATGATTAGTGCTTTATGGTTTTGGAATTTAAAAGGATTAAATGCTTTGGCCGACAAAAACGATATTATTGGAATCACTAAAAAAATTAATGGAGGGTTAAATGGGATTGAACATCGTAAAGAATTGTTAAAAAAATATTCATGATAAGAAAACACACCCTTGAAACCTCAATAATTTTAGCGGTATTAATAATTATTTATATTGTTTCTTAATAAAATAAGTTGTATGTTTACAGTCACGAAGAAATTCACTAAAACATTAGAACTTATTAAATAGCTATCTTTAAATTCAGAAAAACTAAACCCGATACTTTTTGCATCGGGTTTTTTATTATCTTTGAAATAAAAATTATGAAAACAATTAAAAAAGTAGAAATAGAACCTGTATTTGTAGAATTTATTCCAGATATTTTAGAAGAAAATAAAATATACATTTCAGAAGAATATAAATGCGCAATTCACAATTGCTTATGCGGTTGTGGAGAAAAAACAATAATGCCTTTATACGGTAATGGATGGAACTTGATTAAAGAAAACAACGGAAAAGTTTCGTTTACTCCAAGTGTTGGTAACTATAATTTCACTTGCAAATCACACTACATAATTACAAATAACGTTGCTAATTTCGTGTAAAATGAAAAACTACTTAATATTCATATCGCTGTTATTGATCAGTTGCGGAGGCACGCGACAAACAACAACAGAAAAACACGAACAATTCACAATCAATAATGAATACTCAGAAGGCTCTAAAATTGTATTAGGAAACTCATTTACCTACACGCCATTTGATGCGCTTAAACCGATGAAAATTGAAGGCAAAGTTTATGAAAATGCAATTGTGAGTAATTACCGTTCAAAAACAATTACTAAATGGAAAGATAGGAATATTGTAAAAACGATTACTATTGAAAAAACAAAACAAACAGAACGAAAAGACAATACTTTATTGTATTTAGGTTCTGTTTTGATTATTGGATGTTTAGTATTTTTGTGGTTTTGGTTGCCTAAGATTAAGGTTTAAACCCACTTACCGTTAGCTCGAACTATCATATTTCTTTCCATTTCGTAAGGTTTGCCTGTTGAGCCATCTTTAAAAGTTTCCTTCCATTTGATATATCCGTATATTTGCTTTTCAACTTTTTTTGGTCGTCTTGAAATAGTTACTTCAACTTCTTTTTCGTAGTATTGTTGATGTTCGTCAGACATTAGTAATTCTTGTTTTTTTAACTCTGAAATGTCATTTATTAAAACCTGAATAGCTTGTTTTTTGTTTTCGATTAAATCATTAATTTCTTTTCGTTTCATCTTTTTTAATTATTTATGTTATTGTACATTTCATTTAATAAATCCGTTTCAGACTTATCAAAATTATATTCGTTTTTCATTTTTACTAACAACCTCCATTGAGTAATTCCCAATATTATAGCTAGTTCTTTTTGTGTATATATTTCGAAAATCTTTTCTAGTTTTTCTTTCATAATCATTTATTTTCTAAATTATACAATTCGTTTGCCTTTTCGATTGCTTTTTCAACCGCTTTTTTGTAATCTAAAAAATTGGTTCTTGTATATTCGTAATAAAATAAATATTCCCAATAGGTTTGATTAGCTCTGTATGGAATAGAATCAAACCAATCGATTATAAGTGCGTTTATATATTCTTTTGGATAGGATTGCCAATGCAATCTTAAAACACCTATTTCAATAGATGCTTTATTATTATTTCTTAAATAGTCCAAAAAAGCATCTTTTGCGTTTTCTGTTAGTTTCATATCTTAATTATTTTAGTATTGGTAATTTTTCTTCATCTTTTTTTAACCAAGAAACAGTATCACCCATCATATTAAACGAAAGTCCTATTTTTGATTTGCATTTTTTACAGGTTTTATAAATGAATCCTTTTTTACTTTTACACAACTGATTGTAATAAAAATCCTCGTCGTAAATAGTCTTACATTCAGGACATTCACAATCTGTTTTTGTTAATGTTATTATTCCGTTTAGCCATTGTATTGATTTGCTCATATCTTAATTATTTTGTTTTATTATAAATAAAATCCTAATCTAATTCCCCAACCTACTTTTGATTGCGTTCCTTTCGGATCTGCTATCCAATCGTTATAAACACGACCACCAATAAATAACTTATCATTTATTTTTTTGTCTACTCCATACTCTAATCCAAATACCCCAGTAGGTAATGCGTATAGTTTACCTAATCGAATACCAAAATGATTTACCCATTGATCTGAATTGCTATCTGAAACATTTAATCCTATACATCCAATAGCCTTATCAATACTTAATCCGACGCGAATATATAAATTTCGTGAGGTTTCAATTTCAACTCCATCATTACCTATTGCAATGTGAAAGGATTGATTATCTTTAATGTGTATTTGCGCGCTCGAAATTGCTGTAAAAAGCAATAGTATTAGTAGTTTTTTCATAGTTATAATAATTTACTAAGTCTTGATTCGAATTCATTAGTTATTTTTCTGCAAGTGTGGCTAACATAAAAACCTTTAGAAACTTTATTTTTATACTCTGATAAAATCTCTTCAAAAGTCCAAGTATATCCATTTTCTTTTATGAAATTAGAAATATCTTTTTCTAACTCATTACAAAATTCATCGTATTGATGTAATGACGCTTCTATTTGGTCATCCATTTGATTCTGCATATATGATCCTGTATCCATAATTTCTACTTTTTATTATTTAATTTCACACTAACGACATACCCATCCCGAACAATGGTGTATTTATTTACATTTAACTCTTTTGCTACTTCGATTGACCATTCAATTGAGCCTTGAACTTCTGTATTCATTCTACGTGAAAAAGTACACTGTTTTACTCCTAATTTAGTATAAGCCTCTTTAGGTGTTGACTTTGCTTTGTCGATAACTGTTTTAATTGGATTTTCCATAGTTTAATAAATTGGTGGTTGTGGTTTTTGAATTGGTTGGTAGTGGGTAATATTTTCTAACCACCATTTTCTTTCATCTTCAATACTCATTGATTTTGTAAAAATCGGATAATCTCTTTCAACTATTTCTTTACAGTAATTTGTTTTAGTAAAATATCCTCTATGTTCAGTAGGTAAATCATCTTCGCTTTCAATATTAATCCACCCGTTGTTGTTTTCGATTCCTTGAAGTGATTTTGGCTTGTTATATCCAAATCCCTCATATACCCATTCTATTTTAGGGTAGTCAGATTCATTTATTAAACACATTCCATTTTCGTCTGGTTTGCATTTATCATAATTTTCTCCGTACGCTTCCTGTATTTTTTCTTCTTTTGTCATAATTAATTAGTTTTATTTTTTACAAATATATGAATTAAAGTAATTGAAATTACATAGTATAACTATTTATAATAATTCTAAATATTAAAAATAATTACTTTAAATCATTTTTATATCAAAAAAGTATATATCTTTGTTAAACAATAATCACTAAAAATTTAGAAACTATGAAAGGCACAGAAAAAGCACATTTATTTAAAACAGGACAATATGGAAGATTGTATATTACAAGCGGTTATCACGCAAGGGGTAACACTTTAAGGATACAAGTTTTACCTGATGGAGAAATAGCAATTCCAAATGGAAGTGGTAACACTTGCTTAAACAAAGACGCAGTGATTGTTTATGACGTTGTATCAGGGCAAAGAGGATGGACAGAGGTTTATGGATGGTTGCACGAAGGAAAATGGCAAGATGATTTTATAAAACTTGTGGTAGATGCAGAAAAAAAGATTGAGTATTTGAAAAAACAATCAGAAAAATCAAAAGCAGAGCAGCAAAAACAAGAAGAGGAAAGATTGTCTAAATTATTAAATAGCTACTAAAAATGAAAACACTTCAAAAATTATTCGACAAAATTAGCCACTTCCTTTATGGAGGAAAACCTTTAAATGTATCGTTATGAAAACTATCTACAACACTTATGTAGTGATGCAAGACCAAGCACAATGCGACCGAATGAAACAGTTATGTATTGATAATGGGTTGCCGTATTGGAATGATGATATTGCTTTTGAATATTCAATTAAAACATATCCAAACAACAGTTTTGGCTGTGGGCTAGATGGAGAATTTTATGTAGGGTTTTATTTTTATAAAAACATAGAAATCACCGAACAAGAATTTATCGAACTTTTAAAAACTACAAAATTATGAAAACAGAATACCGCCCCATCGCAATGCGTTGCAATCAAGAACAATTTGAGAGTATTAAGGATAGGATTCCTAACGAAATGATAATAGATATAACACCGTTTTTTCATCACGATTGTATTACTAACTTTTTTAGAGATAACCAAGTTTCTAATATAAGTTATGGAAATGGAGAATATAGAGGCATCAAAATACAAGAAACCTTCGACGCTGAATTATTTTTAGATTGTTGCGGACGCGAGAAAGAAGATGTTCCAATAATGCAAGTTAAATTTAGAGGTGAATGGTGTGATTATGTTGGAGAGTATCGAATTAAACCACAACCAGACTATTCTAAAGAAATAGAAGCTTTGCAACAAAAAGCAAAAGAAAACGGAATGAGTGTAACAATTTTATTTGAGAAATTATGAACCAAACAACATCACAAGTTATGAAACAGTTAATTTTCGAGCATAATTTAGCCGTTACACTATCCCGAAATGGAATTAACCCTCCAGAAGATGAATCTAATGTAGAACGATTCTATGAATGGATGAAGAAGATTAAAAATAAATACGTAGACAATCAGGAATTAATGATTCCGGCAATTAGAAAAATATCACTTAATCAATAGGAATTATGAAAAGGCTAACATTTTACCAATTAAAAAAAGCTTGTGATGAGAATGATTTTATATTAGTTCGTGATTATAAAAATGATTTGTTAGGATTTAATACAAAAATTGCTAAAATTATATTGAAACACAAATCATATAAAAATAGTCATAAAACAAGATTTATAAGTTTTATTCCTTGTGATTTTCAAACATATATTAACTATAAAATACCATTTTTATGAACCCAGACACTTACATTGAAGGAACATTTAGCGAGGACAATCCAATCAACCAAATCGAAGTTGAATTAGACGAACTCGAGCAACAAAAACAGGAAAATTTTAAATTAAGAATGCGAATTCAAGATTTAGAAATAGGAATTTCGGAATGCATCGAAATTTTAGAACAATCATCAAATAATACATTAGTAATTAATAAATTGAAAAGGTTATGACAACAACAACAATATTACTAATCGCAGCACTTGTAATCGCCTTAATTGGCTGTTACATATTTTCGCAACTATTCTTTGAAATATTCGAAGAAAATCAAGATTTAAAGCGATCTAATTTATCGCTAAGGGAGGAATTGAGAAATAGAATAATTAAAGATAAGGAAGAATGAAAAAAGCACAGATATTTAACAATCATTTCCAGAATTTCAAAACCTATGCAATTCCAAAAGCGCAATTAATCATTGCAGACATTCCTTATAATCTTGGTAATAATGCTTATGCGTCAAATCCGAGTTGGTATAAAGACGGAGACAATAGTAATGGCGAAAGTGAATTAGCTGGTAAAAGCTTCTTTGATACCGATGAAGATTTTAGACCCGCAGAATTTATGCACTTTTGTAGCACAATGCTTAAACCTGAAAAGAAAACTGTAAAAGTAGAAGGCGAAGCAAGACAAAAAGGAGATAGTCCTTGTATGATTGTATTTTGCGCTTTTGACCAACAAATGTATTTAATTGAATTGGCAAAAAGATACGGATTGAACAATTATATTAATCTTGTTTTTCGTAAAAATTTTAGTGCTCAGGTTCTAAAAGCTAATATGAAAGTTGTTGGAAATTGTGAATATGCTTTGATCTTTTATCGCGATAAATTGCCTAAATTTAGAAATAAAGGTAAAATGATTTTTAATTGTATGGATTGGCCCAGAGATAACGAAAGCGAAAAAATACACCCAACACAAAAACCGATTCAATTATTAAAAAGACTAATTGAAATATTTACAGATGAAGGCGATGTTGTTATTGATCCGTGTGCCGGCTCAGGTTCGACTTTAATAGCTGCTCAGGAATTGAAAAGAAAAGGTTTTGGTTTTGAGATTAAAAAACCTTTTCATAAAGGTGCTGAAAATTGGATTAATGAAGAATATCAAAAATTAAAAGATATTGAAGAATTTGGATTTGCAAAAACTTTGATAAATAAAACACATTCAACACTATTTTAAATGAAAATATTCTTAACATCATTCTTTCAAATTGGCTTAGTCGCAATTAACACCTATTTTATTGGTCAATTATTCTGGGCTGGTATATTTTTAGCAAGTTTCGGAATTAGTCTATTATAGGCGTTCAATGTATCAAAAGTTGCAATTTCAACTATTAACCAAAAACTAATTTATGCACTTGGCGCCGGATGCGGTGCTGTGTGTGGTTTAGTTTTGATAAAAATTATATTATGAGTAAGAAAAAATCAATCAATATGCACAAGTTCTATTGCTTAATGCAATTACTACAAGACAATTTAGATGATCTTCAAGTAACAACACCGAGAATGAAATTCTTAAAAGACAACCTTAGCGAGTTTTGCGAAATTCTAAATAATGAATGCGCTAATACCTATACCATTCAAAAGACTACTTATTTTGTGGAACTTACGAATAAAATAGACACTCTTATGAGAAAATCATTTAATCCTGAAATGTAGTTTATATTGTTTCTAAACAACTTTTTTACTACTTTTACAAAACAAAATCCGCCAAGATTGAGACATTTACTATTCCCTTCTTTGCACTTGGCGGTCATTGAAGGGAATTTTTAATTTAATATATTTAGAAATTATGGCAAATGCTAATTTACCAAAAATACAAGACCTTTATTCTGATAAAGTAAGTATTCAGAAAAAAGATGTTTTTGTAACATTAATGAACCAACCGCCTTTGGAAAGTTGGATTAAAAAACATCCGTTTATATCTAATTACAGATATTTACCTATTGAAAGAATTGAGTACCTTTTAAAGACTATTTTCAAAAGATACAGGATTGAAGTGTTAAGAGAAGGCACGTCTTTTAATGGTGTTTATGTTGTTGTGCGTGTGCATTATTTCAATCCAATTAGTGACGAATGGGATTATCACGATGGTATTGGAGCGTGCCAATTACAAACCGCTAAAGGAACATCTTGTACTGATATGATAAATATTAATAATGGTGCTTTACAAATGGCTTTTCCTATTGCTAAAACGGTAGCTATAAAAGATGCGTGCGATCACTTTGGAAAATTGTTTGGCTCAGATATTAACCGAAAAGAAACTATTAACTATTCAATCGATTTAACATTGATTGAAATGTCTCCGGAGCATCCAAATTGGCTAAAAGTAAAAGAAGCAATCGAAAGTAAAAATTATACTATCGATGATATAAAAGCCAAATATGAATTATCTAACGAAAACGAATTATTATTATGTCAGAATTTAAAATAAGAGCATCGGCTAGCGGTAAAATAATGACTAATCCTCAAAATAAAACCGCTTTAGTTTCTAAAACTACAGAGACATATGTAAAAGAATGGTTGTTAGAGTCAATTTACGGAGTTAGAAAAGAGATTAAAAATAAATACCTATCAAAAGGATTAACATTAGAAGACGAAGCAATTGATACCGCTATAGATTGGTTAAATTTACCTTTTGTTTTAAAAAATGAAAAGTTTTTTGAAGATTTTTATTTTTGTGGAACTCCAGATTTGATTTTAGAAGATGAAGTGTTAGATATTAAGTGTTCTTGGGATTGTTTTACATTTCCATTATTTGAAAAAGAAATCCCTACTAAAGACTATTTTTATCAATTACAGATTTATATGCATCTAACAGGAAAAACGAAAGCACGTTTAGTTTATGTGCTTTTAAACACCCCAGAGGAATTGACTTGGGAACAAAAAAATGATTATTCTAACTTAGACAAAAAGTTTAGAATTAAAACCTTTTCAATTGACTACGATATATCAGTTATTGAAGATTTGCAAAAACGAGTATTAAACATTAGAAATTATATAAAAACTTTAAATTATGAGTAAAATTCAAGTTACATTAGATGCTACTAAATTAAGAAATTTAGTAAGTAAAAGACAATTTACCAATAAATCAGGCGAAGTAATAGATTTGCAAGAGGTAAAATTTGAACTTGTTGAGGTTAAAGAACCAAAGCAAATTTACGAAAAAGACAATATGAAAATTATGAAAACACATTTTGCATGTGTTATTCAAACCAAAGAACAAAGAGAAGCAAAAGCCGACACTGTTTATATTGGCGAAGGTTTTACAACTATTTGGAGTAATGCAGAAGTTCACGAAGCTAAACCAATTACGGATGGACAAGTTCCAGATAGAGATGAAGTTCCATTTTAGCATAAAAAAGGCACGTAATTAATTTTGCGTGCCGATTTTTTTTGTATATTTGCTTATGTGAATGAGTGGAAACATTTACGAAACCTTAAAAATATTAACCCCATAATCGGGAGGCGTTTTCCACAATAGCCGAACGATTTATGGGGTTTTAACTTTTATTTATTTAATACTTATGAAAATTTTCATTACCAACAAAGATGTTTTTGATTCTGTTTTTGATTACGAAGCATCAAAAGACTACAAAGATTCTAAACAAATTCACCAAGCTTTATTCAATAAAATTAAAACTGACATATCAGTTAATAATATGATTGAAATAAACGTAATGATTCCTTATTCAGATGTTTATGAGGGCGATGCAATGTTTGAATTTATTGGAAAAAACAAAGATGTATTTTTCTATACATTTAATGGAACTGCTAAATAATGGAAAAGCATTATTTAAAAAAGTTAGCTGAAAATGGTTTTTCAGTTATCCCGTGTGCAGAAAATAAAGCACCAATAGGAGCTTGGAAGAAATTCCAGACAGAAGCAAGAACACCCGAACAAATAGAAAGTTTAACAAGTCCTAAATTCGGAATTGTAACAGGATATAATAACCTTGAGGTTATCGATGTTGACTGTAAAGTATTATCATCTTTAAAAGAACAAAAGGAGTTTTGGGATGAATTTTTAGGTTTTTTGACTGATAATATAGATGAATTTGATAAAAAATTTGTGGTCAAAAAAACTTTAAATAAAGGGTATCACATTCTTTATCGTTGCAAAACCTTAAGAGGTAATACAAAGATTGCGACTTTAAAAGGAATGAAAGAGGCTTTAATTGAGAGCCGTGGTATTGGTGGAATGGTTATTGCTTATGATGATACTTTGTCAAAAATTAACTATCATCAAATCAAAGAAATTTCAGAAGAAGATAGGGAAATTCTTTGGAGTTGTGCTCGAACTTATAATTATGTTGTTGAAATTCCTATTGAACCTAAAAAAGAATCTAAAGAATATTTAGAAACTGAGATTACGTGCTGGGATGATTTTAATCAAAAAACAGATATTTTCGAAATTATTGGAAGTGACTTTCAAATTGTAGCAAATCATAATAAAAAGTATATCATAAAAAGACACGGTGCGACGTCTCCGCATTCTGGGTATGTTTACAAAGAAGATAATAGAATGTATCTTTTTAGCACGGGAACAATTTACCCACACGAAAAACAAGTCACGCCTTTTATTGCTTATGCTTGGAAAAACTACAACGGTAATTTTTCAGAAACAGCTAAAGACTTATATCAAAAAGGTTTTGGATCCCGTTTAAAATCTAAAATACAAGAACTAAAAAAATCTATTTCAGTTCAGGAAGAAACCAAAATTAATATTGAAGATTTAGTTTTTCCGATAGACATTTTTCCTTCTGATATTCAAAAGTATTTAATCGAATGTAATTCAAAATTAGACAGTTCTATTGAGTATATGGGATGTTCTTTGCTTTGGTTGATTTCAGTTTGTATTGGAAATTCTATTGATATTGAAGTTAAAAAAGGATGGATTGAAAACGTTTCTTTATGGATTTCAATAGTTGGTAAGGCTGGGTTAGGAAAAACACCAAGTATATCAAATATTGTTTTTCCGTTAATAAAAATTAACGCTAAGGAAATTAAGAAATACATCAAAGAGAGCGAAAAGTACGACTATTATATGAATCTATCTAAAAAAGAAAAAGACGAACATAGCGAGGTATTTAAGCCAATTAAGAGCCAATTTATAGCTAATGATATAACGCTCGAGGCTTTAGTTGATTTACATCAAGAAAGTGATAATGCAGTAGGTGTATTTAAAGATGAATTGGCCGGATGGTTAAAAGATATGAATAAATATAGAGAAGGTTCAGATTTAGAATTTTGGCTATCTACTTGGTCAGGAAAATCTGTAAACCTCAACCGATTAACGCGTAGAGGATCGTTTGTAGAAAAACCTTTTATTCCTGTTCTTGGTGGTATTCAACCTAGTATTTTTAATACATTTTATACAGATGAAAATAAGGATAACGGTTTTATGGATAGGATGCTTCTTTGTTATCCTGATTTGAAAATTGATTACTACAATGAAAATGAAATATCTGAGGAAATACTAAAATGGTACAAAGAAACTATTATTTCATTTTATGACACTGTAAAAGGTATTATTAAACGTGATGATGATGGGGATATTTTGCCGTTAACATCTAAATTTTCAGATGAAGCTAAATCGGAATGGATGCGTATGTTTAACGAAATGACAGATATTCAAAATAACGAAGAAGAAAACGAATATTTAAAATCAATGTTTCCTAAACAAAAGAGTTATATTCCTCGTTTTGCGTGCCTAATTCACGTTTTTAACGATTTTTTTATTGAAGGTGGTAATAGTTTACTTATTTCAAAAGAAAGTATTTTAAAAGCTGAAAAACTAAGTAAATATTTTGTTGCAACAGCTAAGAAAATTAAAATTAATTCAGTTGACGTATCGAAATTAAAAAATACAATTGGACAAAACAAAGGTAAATCTGAAAAGGAAAAACTTTTTGAAATATGGAAAAGTAAAAAAGATTTTAATCGCTCTGAAACTGCTGAGCTTTTAGGTATTTCACGTAGAAGTGTGCAAAATTGGTGTAAAGAATTTGAAAATGCACACCTAAATGCGCAGTCAGATGCACAGTTCGATATTAGAGCCGGCTTGGGTTAACAAAGTATTAGGTGCGCAAATGCACACTTGCACACTAAATAAAATAAAAAAAAATAATTATAAAAAAAAAATATTTATCAGTTTAGGTGTGAATGCACAGTAAAAACTTTGTTAAGTATTGAAAACGTTAGGATTTAGGTGTGCAAAATAGGTGTGCACCGTGCGCAGTAAAACAACAAATTATACTATGAAATTCGATTTATTAATAAAAAAGTACGATTATTACTGTAATTTATTTATTGATGGTAAAATTGAGTATAATTTATATCAAGAAATTGAAAAAGAGTATTTAAAAAGAAAAGAATTATTCACTATTTATTTAAACTAAAAATGAACAAAGAAAACAAAAAAAGATTCGAGTCCTTATACTTAAAAAACAAATTAGAAAACTATCCGTCATTCATTGGTCGTGAAAATTGTATCCCTAAAGCAGACTTAAAAGAAAACGGAGCAAATGCGCTTACTAAATTAGTTATCCAATGGATTGAATTCAATAATGGACAAGCTGAAAGAATAAGCAACACAGGATTATATCGTGATGGTAAAAAACAAGTTATTGATTGCATAGGCAGGAAAAGAACAATTGGATCAGGAATTTGGACTCCAGGAACAGGAACGAACGGAACAGCAGATATATCCTCTACAATTAAAGGACGCTCGGTAAAGATTGAAATAAAATGGCAAAAAGATAAGCAATCAGACGCACAAATTTCATATGCTGAATCAATTACTAAGGCTGGAGGTATTTATATTATCGTTAAAACGTTTGATGATTTTATTGATTGGTGGGATAATTTTGAATCAACTTATTTATTTTAACCTATGAAAAAAACAAACTGCATTCATTGCGAGCAACTCTGTAAAGTAAAAGGAAAGACAGAATGTGAATCATATAAACCAATATCAGGAAAGCCGGAACAATTACAAATCGAAATCAAGGATGCTTTTAAAGAGGGCAACTACGAAAAAGGAAAAGAATTACAAGATCAATTATTTAAATTTTATTATGGGGGATTATGAAATACACAAAAGAACAAGCGGAAAAACTAAAAAATAAAGGGATGGATAATCTTAATGATAAAAACCCATTGCCAGACGTAACTATTAAAGACGGATATTATGTTGTCGAATCTTCTATTAATAAAACAACTAACTAAAATAACAAACGTAAATCAAAACGAACTAAACAGGGTAATTCGATTAATGAATGTACCCACAACGATTTTAAGCAAAAGAAAACAATATTTAGATACATATAGTCAGGAGTTATTATTTAAGCATTTAAAAGACATTAGAATAAGTAAAGTAGAATTTGAATTTATTGTGCTGCCTTCTAAAATGAATAAATCTACTCCAGAGTATAGTAGGGAGGAATTTATAAAGAAAGGTTATTTAGAATGTGTATAAATTATATCATTTTGTTAAAGTGAATGATTTTTTATTTATCTTTAAATATTGAAAATCACTAAAAAATAGGAATTATGACTAAAGCGCAATTATTTGGAAAATTAACTAATTTACATAAAGCTAATTTTTTAATTGAAATAAAAAACGAAGGGATTGAATTAACTCCTTGTTTAATGGAAACAAGAGAATTATTTATTAATTCAGAATATAAAAGATTAAATAATTTAGGATTAAATATAATTATTACGGGTAAAAAATATAAAAAAATATTAATAAAAATATAATATGAAATTAAACCTAACTCAAGAACAAGAAAATAAACTAAGCGGTTTACATATGACCGAAGAAAGCAAAATTAGAATAGTGAAAAACCTACTTGACAGATATGAAAGAAAAAATAAAGAATTAAAAAAGTACAGAGATTGCAGTTCTTTGAAAGATGGATGGCAAACTTCTGTATTAGCAAAAAAGCAAAAAAAAGCAGAAGAATTATCTAAAGAAATATCTATAATTAGATATGTACTTTTTAACGATTGGAATATAGAAATATAAATTATGACAAACACAAAACACCAACAAATCCTAAAAGACCTGATTAAACTTTCAGGTCTTTCACAACGCAAATACGCAGCTAAACACGGAATTAAAGATGTTAAATTATCTCATTGGCTCAGTGGGTATAGAAACATTCAATTCTGTACGCTTGAATTGTTTGCATTTGATGATGGATATAAAATTAATTTAAAATTAGAGAAGTTATGAAAAAGATTATAGACATTAAAGAAACAATTATTGATTATGCCTTTACTCCAATTTACGAAAACTCAAAAAAAATAGAAGTAGAGTCAGGGAAATTTGCACATAAAGGATATGTTAAACAAATATTTTTTTTAAAAGATATTTATAAAAACGGGAACCCTACAGGTAAAACAGAGAGAATATATCTCGATGTAGCACATTTAAAATTAATAATTAAAGAGTGCGAAGAAATAGAAAAACTTGAAACTATAAAAGAAATAGACGAATGGTATTAGCAATCGATAAAAACACGATAAAATGAAAATCACTAAAGAACAAAAACAAAGAATTTTAGAATTAGATCCAAATTTTTTTAATGAGAAGTTGGAGGAAGGAAGGTGGTATAAATCTGCAGCAGGATCTATATTTAATTATCGAAAAGGAAATAATGTTTATGGTTTTTTATTAGGAGTCTGGAACTATGAAAATTGGGAATGGCATAGTACAAATGTTAAATTAGCCACCAACCAAGAAGTGCTCGAAGCATTGACTAAAGACGCGGTTAAGAGAGGATATTTAGAAAACATTAAAAATATAGATTGTCTTTGTGATTTTAATAAAGCAGAATCACAAGAACACTATCAAACCCCTCCAAGATTTTATTATGAAGAAAGTTGTAATAAATTATGGATTTGTGACGCTTCTTATTTAGATATTTGTGTTTTTTATAATGGACAATGGGCCCAACTTCTAAAACCAAAACAAATGACTATCCAAGAAATTGAAAAAGAATTAGGATATAATATTGAAATTGTATGAGAAAATCAAACGCATTGTTGTTGTTAATTATTGCAAATATTATAATGTTTTATATTGATACAAGATTAATTCCTAATATAGTTATTAGGATTCAAGTTTGTATTTTAGTTGTTGGATATTTTATTATTAAACAATTAGAAGAAAATCAAAAATAATTTATATCTTTGAATTTCATAATTTCTATCCCGGTGACTGTTTAGACGGGGAATGGGGTTAGATTTAAAAGTATGATCCATCAACTTGCATTAAAAGATTCTTTTTGGAGAAAAACAGCCTTAATAATATGCAAGGATAAAATGCTATCGGATGATTTAGTCAATGATATGTATCTTAAGCTATACGATTGTCAGAAAGAAATTAATGATTTTTATGTAATTAGGACTATACGGAATTTATTCTTAGATCATATTAAACAAAAAAACAACGTTAGTATTGAATTATTTTATAACTTAGCAGAATCAAGTAATGACTTTCAGCCAGATGATTATGAATTATCAATCATTCAAGAGTGTGAAAAATTACCATACTTACAAAATGGATTGTTAAAAGAAAGTTATGATCTAAGTGTTAGGCAAATTTCAGAAAAGTACAAGTATATTAATTACGGATTAATTCATAGAGAATTAGATAAAGCAAGGAAAACAATTTTAGGAAACGATATTGATTTATATAAAAATAAACGTTTGAAAAATGGCAAGACCAATAAAAGATAAAGGTTTAGGAGATACTGTTGAACGCATTATAAAAGCAACCGGATTACAAATATTTGTCGAAGGTAAAGACTGTGGATGTGAAAAGCGTAAAGAAAAGCTGAACGAGTTGTTTCCGTATCGATTTAAAGCAAGATGTTTAACCGAAGATGAATATAATAGTTGGAGGGAATTTAAAGCATTACGAACACTTACAATAAGTCGAGAGCAAGTTAATTATGTTTGCGAATTGTATGCTTCAGTATTTAATAGACAACTTTGGAAGCCAGACTGTGCAGGATGCGGGGCAAAACCTTTAATTTCAATGATTGATAAATTAGATAAAGTTTATGATAGTTATGGAGGGTAGACCAAGAAATATTGATAGTCCAGAAACTTTATGGAATCTTTTCGTTGCTTATAAAGATGATTTAGAAAGCAAAGAAGATGAATGGTTAAAGGTTCAGTATGTTGGAAAAGATGGTGACAGAGTAGTTGATAGTTTAAAACTACCTTTAACAATTGAGGGATTTAAACGTTATTGTTGGGACGTTGAAATAGGATGTGTTGAACAATATTTTAAGAATTTAAACGATGCTTACGCAGAGTTTTTACCCATCTGTTCACGTATAAAGACTTCAATCAGAGAAAATCAAATAACAGGTGGATTGCTCGGAGTATTCAATGCTAGTATTACCCAACGATTAAATGGATTAGCCGAACAATCAGAAGTCACACAAAAAACAGAACAACCCTTATTTGGTGATTAATGTTTATATACACAACCGCAATTAAAAAACTTAGAGCTATCAAGGCTCGTATAAAAGTAATTCAAGGAGGCACATCCGCAGGTAAAACATACGGAATCGTGCCTTTACTTATTGATAAAGCTATCAAAGGAAGCAACTTAAAAATAACAATCGTTGCAGAAACTTTACCAGCAGTCAAGGAAGGTGCTTTAGATATTTTTAAAACAGTAATGTTTGATACTAACAGATGGATTGAAAAGAACTGGAATGCTTCGAGTTTAACTTATACATTTACTTCAAAAAGCCGTATTCAATTTAAAAGTTATGATAGTGTAGGTAAGGCAAAATCAGGAGGAAAGAGGGATATATTATTTTTAAATGAAGCAAATCATATTCCATTTGATATTGCAGATACCTTGATGATACGTTCAAAAGAAACTTGGATTGACTATAATCCAGACAATGAATTTTGGGTGCATACCGAAGTACTGCCAGAACATAACAGCGAATTCTTATTACTTACTTATCACGATAACGAAGCATTACCGGCTGAAACATTAGAAGATTTACTTATTAAACAAACTAAAGCTTTTTTTGATGTTAATAAAGATTGGAAAGACCCTGCAAATATTAAAAATTCGTACTGGGCAAACTGGTGTTACGTTTATATCCTTGGAGAAATAGGAAATTTAGAAGGTGTTATCTTTAATAATTGGAAATTAATTGATTCTATTCCAATAGAAGCAAGATTGATTGGTTACGGTTTAGATTTTGGGTATAGCAATGACCCTACCGCAATAGTCGAAATTTACAAATGGAACGACAAAAGAATTTTAAACGAAATTTGTTATCAAAAAGGATTGAGTAACTCAGATATTGCGAAGAAAATCAATACTAAAATGGTTTGTTATTGCGATAGTGCAGAGCCTAAGTCCATTCGGGAACTAACTGAAAACGGAATAAATGCGCGTCCGGTTACCAAGGGGAGCGACTCGATTAATTATGGTATTCAAATAATTCAAAACAATGAATACTTAGTAACATCAAAAAGCCTTAACATCATAACCGAGTTAAGAAAATATGCGTGGGATAAAGATAAAAAGACAGGAGATAAACTAAACAAACCTATTGACAATTATAACCACGCTATGGATGCGTGGAGATACCACGAAATGGAATCGCTAGGACGTAAGATTGCACACGACATACGCTAATAACAATAATCCAAATTAATAGTTTAATAGTATGAAAATTATTTTACCAGAATCAATACACGATATTACTCTACATCAATTTCAATTGTACAACGAACTATTGGAAAGAACTAATCTCGACGAATACAATTTCAATAAAAGAAAGATACAAATATTTACGGGATTGGAACGTAATAGAATTGAATTAATAAGCGCAATTGACTACAAAGAAATTACCGAACAAATTGACTTAGCATTAAATCAAACAGTAGAATTTAAACCTACTTTTTTTATTAAGGATGTTGAGTTTGGATTTATCCCTAACCTTGATAAAATGACACAAGGCGAGTTTATTGATGTTTCAACTTACGGAACAGACGTAAAAGAAACGCACAAACTTATGGCTGTTTTATTTAGACCAATTAAAAATAAAGATGCTATAGGTAATTATGAAATCATCAATTATCAAGGCACAAAGCAATATGCCGACATAATGAAACATATGCCTTTGTCAATTGTAAATGGTGCATTGGTTTTTTTTTCGAGTTTAGCCAACGAATTAGTGAATTATACGGCGAAATATATGCAGGTGGAACAGGCGAAGGAAAAAGCGCAGCAGACTACTTCGAGAAATGGGGGTGGTATGCGACAATTGAAGAATTGGCTAAAGGTAAGATTTGGAAAATTGATGGTATCTTAAAAATGAATGTACACGAAGTAAATTTATTTCTTTGTCATAAAATAGACAAGCAGAAATTGAAACACAAAATAATGACGCAAACCAATAACAGTATTGAATTATGAACCAGCTAACAACACTTTACTACTATCTTAAAGGATTGGCCGAAGATGATGCCTTGGTAAATTCAGTTATGAAAACAGTAGATATTGATTTAAAGAAAGAAGTAATGTTTCCTTTGGTTAATATTAATATTATATCCGGTGCATTTACTAATGGACAAACGGTGCAATTCAATATAGAATTGGCTTGTTTTAATCAACGTGATATTAATAAAGAAATTAATGTAGATGATTTCTGGGGGCAAGATAATGAAGTAGACAACCATAATTTATGCGTAGGAGTTCTGAATCGTATGTGGCTAAAAATGTACACGGACTTTGAAGATAATAATATAACCTCAAGTGAAAACCCATCATTTGAATTGGGTTCTTTTGAAGGGGCAAAATTAGTTGATGGAGCTAGATTAACATTTACTATCGAAGTGCCTAATACAGAATTAAGTTTATGTCAGTAGTCGATGAATTAAACAAGTTTGGTGCTTATGTACAACAACAAGCCAAATCGAATCTTTCAAAAAAGAAAAAGAAAGACACGTCTAAACTTTACAACGGGATTAATTACAAGACAACCGAAACAAAGGATGGCGCAATACTAAGTTTCGATTTCAAGGATGCTAATGATTATTGGGAGTTTGTGGATAAAGGAGTAAAAGGTGTTTCAAGTTCATTAAAAGCACCTAACAGCCCTTTTAAATTTGGAACAGGAACAGGTAAAAAAGGCGGTTTGACAAGTGGAATCAATGGTTGGGTATCACGTAAACGGATTCAATTTAAAGATAGGAGGACAGGAAAATTTCTTTCGTACAAGTCAACCGCCTTTTTGATTATGAGAAGCATTTGGCATAAAGGACTTGAAACAACTAATTTTTTTACCAAACCATTTGAGGCAGCATTCAAAAGATTACCAGATGATATTTATGCAGCGTACGGATTAGAAGTTGAAAAACAAATTAAAATAGCATTGAAATTATGATATATTATACAATACCATTCTTAATATGGTTGTTTTTGGCTTATTTAATATTATTCTATAAAGATTAAAAATTATGATAAAATCATTATCGCCATATTACTTATACACCCCTTGGATTAGTCCACTAACATCGGTTGTATCGACTTCATATACTTTACGTGTTTATGTTTGGGATGGTTTAAAGGTATCGCCTCCATCAACAGCAAGTTATACAATGACTAAACCAAACTTGGCTACATCGTCAGGAACGGATAAACTGGATATTTCACAATTGATAAATGACTACATCGACTTTGAACCCAACGGCAACAATCAAAGATGGGTTAAAACAACAGTTGTTTACACTACAGCTGACGAAGATGATTTAGATGTGGTTCAATTAGCTTCTACTAAATTAATGCTGCAAGGGTATGGCGGTGGATTGGATGGAGAGAATGCACAACCACCAACGAATAAAATATTGATTTCCGGTACTGAATTTAAAGTATTTAGAAACGGATATTTTAATTTCCCTTTTATAATTAGTGAATCCGATACGGTTAGTGTAACGGTAAAATCATATCCTGATTTAAATATAAACGATACCCACACTTATTTACCAACTACAAACAACGCTAGTTTGGTTAAAAATATATTAGTCGATTTATCTTTGTCTTTAGGTGATGAAGTTGTAGAAATAATTTATAACGATGTTGTCACAAGTTTATTAATTACAGACGAATGTAGATATTCTCCTTTAGACATTGCCTTTCAAAACAAAGAAGGCGCGTTACAATTCATTACTTTTTTTAAAGCTAAAACAGAATCGTTAAACGTAACAGGCGAAGAGTTTCAAACAGACAGAGGACAGGCTATTGATGGATTTCATCAAATGGTAACTTACAATGTTCAAGGCAATTCCAAGTTTAAAATGAACAGTGGTTTTGTTGACGAGTCAATAAATGAAACTATGAAGCAGTTGTTTTTAAGCGAGCGAGTTTGGCAGTTCGACGGTACAAATTACATCCCTTTGAAACTTGGATCTAAATCTTTAGAGTATAAAACCAGAATGAAAGACCGCTTAATTAATTATGAAGTAGAATTTGAATATGCTTTTAATGAAATAAACAATCAATAATGTTTGCATCTTTATACATCGGTAATGATAAATTAGATTTGTTTAAGGATGAATCTGTAGAGTTGTCATCTAGTGTTGCTAACATAAACGACATTACAAAGAATATGACTGACTATTCTAAGTCTTTTACTGTTCCGGCAACACATAACAACAATATAATTTTCAAACATTATTACAATGCAAATATTGATAATTCTTTTGACGCAAGGATAAAACACGCAGGACGCATTGAATTATATGGTTTTCCTTTTAAAACTGGTAAATGGACACTAAATAAAGTAAGTGTTAAGCAAGGTAGACCGAGTTCATACACTATTAATTTTGTTGGTAATTTGGTTTCATTAAAAGATAAATTGAAAAATTACGAGTTAAAAGATTTGAATCTTTCAGCTTATAATCATACCTACAATCCAACAAATGTAAAAACAGGATTAACAACTTCATTATTTAGCGGGGCAGTAGTTTACAATCTATTTGTAAAAAAACAATTATATTATCGATCAGGAAGCGAAAACGTAAACACGGCAACACTTGCTAATATCGCTTATACTGGTGGCGCAAACACTGGGGTTAATTGGGATTTATTAAAACCCTCAATTCAATTAATTAAGATAATTGAAGCTATCGAAACTGATTTCAATATTACTTTTAGCCGTGATTTTTTTGGAACAGCACAGTTTCAAAAGCTTTATTTATGGGCAAACAATTCCACTTCATTAGTCAATAGTAACGAGGTGAGAATTAATTTTACCAACATTGGAACAATTGGAAGCAACGGGGGAACTTTGGATTTGGTGGAAGATACTTTTACCGCAGGAGGAAAACGGATTTATGGGTTAATGCAAATCGTACCGAGTGCAGGATACGAAACGGTACCATACAAGATTGAAAGAAAATTGGACGGAAATCCGTGGGGGGCTTATTCTGATTTAACGGGAACGACAGAAACGTATTGGAGAATCGACAATGACGACAAAAAACATTCTTGGTACGTAACGGCAAATGATGAGTTTAAATTTACGTCACGTTTAACCATTGAATTTAATTACGAGTCTTACAATGGGGTTGCATCGTTTCCAGAGCAGACTATTTCGGGTCAATTTAATTTATCAATGAATTTTCCTAAATTAAAGTTGATTGATTTTTTGAATGGATTATTTAAAACGTTTAAATTGGTTGTAATTGCAGATGATTACGATAACATTTACATTGACACATTTAATAATTACTATGCCCAAGGTGGCGTGTACAATATTACCAAATACATTAAAACAGACTCTTTGGATGTGTCACGTGGCAATCTATTAAATGAGATTAATTTTTCATTTAAAGAACCAAAGACATTGTTAAACACCCAATTCAAAATAAACACAGGGCAAGGGTATGGAGACGAGGCAACGTTATTAACTGATGATGGAACACCGACAGGCACGCCATTAGAAGGAGATAGTTTAGGAGTTGAAGTTCCTTTTGAACAGGTAATTTATGAAAGATTAATTGATTTAAACGGGAATGTCCAAACAAACATAATGTATGGCGGTATTTTTAACGACAAGATTGAACCTGTTAGTCCTGACGTTCATATATTTTACAACATCAACACGGCAATTGGAAGTAAAACGATAGGATTTATTGACGACTTAGGAACTAAAACGCAACTATCAGGAAACATAAACACGCCTTCGCATTCAATTGACTTTGTTCTACCTGATTATAACCTGACATTCGGAATAGAAAACAACGAATGGAATAATATTGCAAGCGAAAAAACGCTATATTCCAACTATTACAAGAATTATATTGAGTCAATTTTCAACATCAAAAGACGTTCGTTTTCTTTTAAAGCAATATTACCGTTAAGAATATTATTAAAATTACAATTGAATGACGTTTTAGAAATTAAAAACAACTATTATCGAATAGACAATAATACTTTAAATTTATTGACACGTGAAGTAACTCTTAATTTAATAAACTCATTCGATGCTGTACTGGGCGCAATGACAACAGCGACAACTAATTTATTTGCAGACAATACAGCACAAGTACAAAGTGTTTACGTGAATAATTTAGGCAATCCGTTGTTTGATGTTGACGGCGTTTTGTGGCTATCGTTAACATATGAAGGGAATAATGTTTACTATACCTTCTTGGAAAA